GTAGACTTGTAAAACACCAATAGATGTATTCCATATTACATCACCTTGTTGAAAAGCTAAAGTGCTGATTTCTTGATCGTTGAATTGAGGTGTTGAGTTAGGATCAAATGAACCTAAGTTAATTTCTAGTATTCTAACTAAACGATTGAAAATTTCTTTTCTTGCAAATTCATTTGACTCAACTGGAAGTCTTGTTTGTAATAATTTGCTCATCTTCTGCCATCAGTTTTTACATCAATTCTGGTTGCTCCTAAACGCCAACCCAAAGATAAATTACCAGCACCTGATTGATCGTCATTTGATTCAACACGCAATACAGCCTGACGGCCTCTAGCTCTTATGTTGGCTTTAGTAGTAGACGATGTTATTTCTGAGGTAGCTCTAGTCGTTAATGATTGTCCAGGATAGTTTCTAGTTTTAGTTACTATGTTGACAGAACCATCATTGGTGTCCTGTAAAAATTTTATATCAGGTATTACAGAAGAAATAGACGTAAATCTGTCGCCATCATCTAAATCAAAGTCACTAGATTCAACAAAAACATTAGTCATGGCAGTGCCATCATCGTCATAACCTATTTCATGTTGATATAAATAGTTATCTTTGGTTGCTTGCGGATAACTAACAACGCCTGAATCTAGCCAAGAAGTTCTTTCTAACTGACCGTAATACCAAATTTTTTCTTGAGTATTATAAATAACATACCGATCTATTTCGCTTGCAGAAGCCGAAGGATAAAACCAACCTATTTCATTATTTTCGCTGTTACTAAATCCATGTATCTTATACGCTTGACCATTATTTAAATCAGAGAATACATAGCTTTGTACGGAACAAGGTAATTTTTCTACTGTACCGTTATAAAGATAAAAACTGCCATAACTCATAAAGTAAATACCACTATCAGCAGTTACTGCTGCCTTTGGACCTATTAATCCTGTAGCTTCATTAATAAGATTTACCGCAAATGTTAAAGGCGGTCCAACAAATTGCATACTGTATACCGAAGTATCAGTAAAAATAACAATTTCTTGTCTTGATTTAACTGCACCTACAATTTGCGAACCACTAGATAAGCGTAAAGACCCTGCTGTATTAGAAATAATTGGTTCAAATTCAAGTTCATTTTCTTGGTCAGAAAACGCAATTAACATTGGATCTATTGCGCCACTTCTAGAACTGCCTGAAATTGGATCAGCGCCTAATACAATTAAATGTCGATCAATTTCAGAAGTAATAACCTGTAAAGCAAATGTTGGTACTAAATTAGCTCCAGTTATACTTGATAATTCAACGGCTCTAGTGCTAGTGCCGTCATCTTGCACCCAACGATAAAGACCACCACCACGAGGATTTATAATCAGATTCTCTCCGAAATTATCGTGTGTCCAGAGTCGAAGTTGTCCAGTAGCTGTTAAAGCATTAGTTGAGCCAAATGTACTAGAACCCCATGTACCTGCACCCCAACCAGCGGAAGGAACGTAAACATTTAATCCTACATTTATTTGGTAAACACCATCAACGCCACTACCGCCATTACCTGTATCACTTCCATTTGCTGTAGCTGTGGCTACAAAAGTATAGGTATCAACTGTAGGCACACTGGCTATTTGATATTCTTGGTTTAAAACCGCAGCAGTAATTAATCCACCTAAACTAGCTGCGCCAGCTAAAGTGACAAAATCACCAGTAACCGCGCCATGCGCATTATCTGTTGCTGTAATAGTAGAAGAACCATTAGTAGCAGCAAATACAATACCATTGGTAGTGGTAGCACGTATAGGCGTTATATCATTGTATACTGTGCCATCTTTTATATAATATTTGAATGTAGTGCCTAGTCCTAAATAAAGGTTACTACCAAGACTCATCCAATTATGTAATGCTCTGCTTGTTCCTAAATAAGTGTCGTCACTTAATTTTTCCCAGCCACCTATTTTTTCTACATGACCATTTCTAAATCTTACAAGATTACAATCAAACCAGCCATCTTCATTATCGTAAGCTGTGCCTTCTCTGTTTATCCCTGGTGTAAAAATTCTTTTAACATATGGCATTTATACATTTTCCCATTCTTTGCCTTCAAACAATAAGGCTTCTGCTTTTCGTCTACGGATCAAACCATCCAAGACTTTTCCTCCAGCTTTATTCCATCTTTTTATTTGTTCTGGTACATTTTCATATTCACCAGCGTTTAAAACATTAAGCAATGTAGATGCTTTAAAGTTAGTTGGCCCTAAATTATAAATCCAAGCAACTAATGCATCAAATTGATTTTGTGTTAAATCAACGTCAACCATATCATTTATATAACTTTCATACTCTGGTAATTCTTCTGCAAGCCATTCTTCAGCTTGTTCTTGGCTGCAAGTATCACCTTCTTTAACTTCTTTAATTCGCCCAAAACCAATTGTAAGCACATTAGCAGAACAACGATAAGCTTCTAATTCACATCCCTCAAACTTTTTTATTAAAGCTAATCCTGCTTCAGATGTATTCATCTTATTCTCCCCATGTCCCATCTTCTGTGATTCTGCCTGTTTTTGTTCCACCCCAGTATTCAACCGCGTGTTTTTCTTCAATAAGCATTTTGCAAATATCTTCGCCATCTTCTGTATAAGGGATACCCAATATTCGACCATACTTACCTTTACCTAACGATTTAATTTTAAAATTTCCGCAACATAGCTCTTTAAGTCTTTCTTTAGCCTGTAAGCCTAATACCTTTTCAGCTTTGTTTCTGGTTCTTGATTCTGGAGTGTCAATACCCGCCAATCTAACTCGTTGTTTGTGTAATTTTACATCAAACCCTAAATCCAATATACAATCAAAGGTATCTCCATCAATTATTCGGTCTAGTGTAGCGTTATAAACAAAAGCATCTGGTGCATCACTCATTATCATTTTCCTCTGTAGTAGGGTCATTATCCCTATAATATTTAATTATAGCCAAATTTTGTCTAATATATCTTTTAATATCAGCTATATTGTTTGACAAATTTTCATAGCCTTGAGCCGTTAAGCCATAATATGCCATTGCTGGAGCATCGCCATTATCATAATTATTAACGTATTCTCGCATCGTTTCAGGATTCAATATCTTCCATTTTATCTCAGCAGGGTTAATATTGCTTGGTAAAGGTGGATGATACATTGGTGCAGGCTTCTCAATAGTTATTACCTCTATTGGCTTTACCTCTGGTACTGCAACTGTATTAAACATGCTGCCTAAAGAAGAGCATCCTGTTGTTAATAAAATTAAACTAATTAGATATAACTTGTTCATCAAATTGCCTCGGATTAGTTAGTTCTATTAGTTCTTTATTTACTTTATTAGTTCCTTTGTTAACAATTTTCTCAATTAGACCTGGTTTAGCTATGGCTAAGTTATTTAGATCATGCCTAGCAAATGTATTTCTTAGCTTGGTTACTTCAGCTTGAGCAAGCTTACTGTCTTCATTTAGCTGAGTAATTCTTTCTTGATTTATTTTTTGTTGCTCTAATTGCTCAGTAATTTGGTTGTTTTGTGAGGATATTGTATTTTCCAATACAGCTTGATTATTAATAGCAGTTTGTAATTCTATTTGAAGTCTTTCTATTGTTGCTTTTTGCATATTAATATACATTGCACTTCCAGCAATACTTACCATTAACAACCCACCTAATATTAAATTTAGTTTAAATCCCATGTATATACCTGCAATGGCTTAGATTTCCCTTTAACTTTAATTGGTTCTAATAATCTTAACTTAATTTTAGACTTTTTGGCAGTTTCTTCACCTATTAATGTACCTACACCAGCTATCTTGGTGCTTGACTCTAATCTTGCAGCTACGTTACAAGGATCACCTATCAAGCTAAAAGCAAACCTATCGGTTGCTCCGAAGTTACCTGCTATGCAAGTACCAGAATTAACACCTACGCCTATTGCAATTTCAGGTATACCTTCTGCTTTAAACTTTTTATTTAGTTCTATAATGTTTTTTTCTATTTCTTTAGCAGCCTGTAGTGCTAAGTTGTGGTGGTCAGGTTGAGGAATAATGGTATTCCAGTGAAACATACCTGCATCGCCAATAAACTTATCCGTACAGCCAAAGAATTTATTAGCTGCTTTTACCTGTACATCAAGTACGTTATTCATAATGTACGTCACCATTTCAGGTTCTACAGATTCTGATAGGCTAGTAAAGCCTCTTAAATCGGTAAAGATAATACTACAGTCAACTCTGTTACCGTTGACCTTACATAACTCAGGATTGTCTTGTAACTTTTTAACCATGCGCGGATCAAGATACTTACCAAACTGCTTTTTAACTAGTTGCCGTAGCTTATATTGTTCTCTAAACCGTAAGTAAAACGCTGTTGCACCTGTGATGAACTGACAGATAAGTGTCCAAGTAACATCAATCAGTAAACCTTTTTGTATTAGATAAAAACCTAAGTAAGCATTACCTAACATGGTTAAGGCAAAAAGACTGATGCCTAGTGTAATACCCAGTAAACTAAGGATAAACCAAGTAATAACAACAGAAAATAACAGCATTAATAGTTCTGCACCTTGAGCATAGTCAGGTATCTGTGGACTGTCTTGTATTAGAATTGATTCAGCTAATGCTGCTTGTATTTTATGTGGTTCTAATAAACCTACAGGGGTAGCCAGTTGTGGCATCACACCAGGTGCAGTTACCCCTACGAATACAAATGTATCTTCTACATTCATTTCTTCTAATGTAGTCTGTGGTGTATCTACCCAGCTAACCCACTTTCTACCTAGAGAATCTACAGATATAGGTGGTAATCCTTGTACTATTATTTCTTCTAAACCATTGTCATTTGTTTTAATTATGTAAGTGCTTGAATTTAATAAAACTTTTAGTACCTCAGTACCATAAGCAGAAATCCAACCATCAGGTGTTCTCATTAATAAAGGTAAACGTCTTACTAAGTTGTCTACATCAGTCTGAGCTACGGCTATACCAGCGTTAGATACTGCTGATAAGCCTTCGATATTGTTGAGTACACCTTGTACTTGATAACCGCCTATATCCTCACCTATTATTACTGTACCAGTAGTTTTAGGATACAGCTTGTTATTAGTTTCAAACAAAGGCAGCACAGATGGTGCATAGCTTAGAGCTTCAGCAAATTCTGCATCCCCTCCCATTCTATCTGAATGTGGAAAAGCAATTACCCAACCGACACCAATAGCTCCTGCTTCAAGCAGTTCTATCTGTATTTCAGCCAAGCGTTTTCTAGGGAAAGGATAGCCGCCTTCAGCTTCTACATCTTCTTCGGTTATGT